CTCCCATTTACCCTGACCTTAAAAGATGAGCTTCGCACGAGAGATCGTGTGGAGTCCGAGAAAACCCGGGCCTTCAATGCGTCTGGGATTGTTCATCACCTGTCTAGTGAGTGCCTGTTTGGCGTGCAAAACGACAAACTCATGGAAACATTAGGCTCCCATCCGATTACCATTGGAATCCAGGTCCCTGGCTCCGAGTATGTCGACGCTGTTAGGAAACTTTCTGACGACGAAGACTGCTACGATGCTGACGGGGATGGCTGTGACCAGAGGTTTAATTTGGGTGTGGCGCGTGTTATCCGTGATCTAAGGAAGGCATTCCTCCCACCGCAGTACCATAGTGCTGTTGATCTGTTGTATGACAGTGTTTATGCAGGCGATACGATTGCTTGCGGCATTGTTCACAGGTTGCTTCACAATAAGTCCGGTTGGAAGAATACGGGTCATGACAATTCTCTTCAATATTTCTTGGCTACGGCCGAGAGTGTGGAGAGACTTTCCGGGTTCAAATATGGAAGTCCTGAGTATAACGAGGTGTTTCGATGCCTTATAAACGGGGATGACCTTGCAATCAAGCTTTCAAGCTCTATTGGGATTGAGAGGCTTCGAGATGACCTGGCCAAGTATGGAATAATGCTTGAGCTGGGGAATACTGTGCCTAAGCGGGCGCGGTTCTTGAACTTCTTGTCCCATCACCTTCGCGAAAGATGTGTTCCTAACTTCGGCGACATAGTCGTCGCAGCTGGAAACCGCGATAAGTTGATGAGCAGTTTGTCTTGGGTGCGTTTGAATACGTCAAATACGTTCGAGGAGTGCGTGCTACTACATTTGTTGGGATTGCGCATATGTCTCTGGCCGTGGAAGGCGGATTTCGATGACGTTGAGGAGAAAATTGACGAGTTCCTTAAAACGATCTCTGTCACTCCCAATATCAGAAAGATGCTGATGGCTAGGATAGATGAGAAGCAGTTTCTAGAGATGCACCTGCGAATTGAGAATGGGTTTACAAGTTTTTCCCATGGCTCAGATTATGCGGTTCCGGAAGTAAATATCAGCCGCATAATTTCGTTTATCGAACGCGATGCAACAGCAGAAACCAACAAAGGCGCAGCGACAGGCTCAGTCTCAGCGAGACAAAGCCTTAGCGGCAGGTAGGATGTCTATGGAGTACTCAGCAGGAGGGCAACCTCCGGCTAAGTTCGCCGTGGCTCGCACCGTTCGGGTGGTGCAGAAAAACAACCCGAAACCAAAGCAGGCACGTGTGCCTGCGAATCTCATGCCTAAGGGCGTGGGAAACCGCGGACGTGAATCTTTCTTAGGAGAGAGTGTTACGTTCGATGAGTACATTCAGGACATCAACGGTTCTGTGGCTTTCACGGCGACGAAATTCGCTGTGCAGCCCGGAATTGCTGGGACGTTTCCGAAAGGATCGCTCAAGTCGGCGTTGTATTCTGAGTGGAAAATGGTTGACTGCGAGTTTTACTTCAAGCCTGAAGTCT